AGCAGGAAACGTCATGAGTTTAAGAGCATCCAATGGTGCTGCTCAAGAACCTAGTTTCTTAGCTTCACTACAGAAAACTATAATAGACAACCAGGATGTGGTAGTCCCCCTCACACGAATGGCTGCACAGATGTATCTAGGAGGTCGGTCCACCCCAGGACGCAGCAATTTGAGAGCCATCCAAAACGGATACGGCTTTTGAATCAAATAAAAATTTACTTATTATATATTATGCGGCAGTATCCGCTACAACAACTACAACGGTGTCTTTACGCTAAAGACTGTTGATCTTACATGATCTGACTGGCTGAAAGTAGTCTCGCTTACGTTCTGCGTCTCCGGACCCCCGGAGCAATTTTCAAGTTAAATGAGTGACAGAAATCGAAAACTAAAGAATCAGAGTGCCCATAGAAACAAGGCTGCAGGCGCTGGTTATTTCGCTTCTACTCATAATGGCTCGAAAGGAAAAAGGACTGTTATGTCTGATAAGAAGATCCATTCTAGTGAAGTTGCCGAAGCAAAAAATAAGAAAAATGAACCCAGAGTAGGTAAAAAACAAGGTTACATGCTTGGCAACCGAACAAAGACGGATCGTGGTCGTGAAGGATATGGAAAAACGATCAATCGCCTCAATTATATATTTGATTGGGTCGACCCTGCGGCTGGTAGTAAATATATAGGCGAATTTTCGAATCCGTCTCATAAACCACATTACACTATGCTAGTTCGCATGTTCTTAAATGACAATTTTGAGTTTTATAATGATGTATGGCGCCACCATATTTTAAAATATTTGATAAGCAAAAATAGATTACATGCCGGAATCCCGTTAATAGATTTCCGCATTAGGCTTACTCAAATTAAAAATAATTTCCCCGCCATGAGCCAAGCAATGTTAATTTTTGGCCCCGCTTTTCTTCCCAGAGGATTTGTCATAGACAAAAAAGACAAGCGGTTCATCCACAATATCCCAATAAAGAATGGTTCTTTAAAGAATGCGCAAAAAGCATTCTTTGTTAACCATCCCGATATAGAAGCTCACATAAGGTTTATGACTCAGCCTTTAGATATTCCAAAAAGTCAACCTCTGGTAAAAAGCGCC